TTAGGTGAGATTGAAAAGAAAGTACAAGGTGCTATTGCAATTGCTTTAGGTGTACGTGAGGCAGCTGAAGGTGCATTATTACTTGTTGAACAAAGACGATTCATTCAAGAAAAAGCAACACAAGTAGCTACTAAAGCCGCTATAGCCGTTCAAGCAGCGTATAATGCTGTATTATCTGCCAACCCAATCGCTTTGATTGTGATTGCTGTTGCTGGTTTAATAGCCGGTTTAATAGCGCTTAAAGACAGAGTACAAATCGTAGCTGATGCGTTTGAATATGCCAATAAGAAATTTAGTGAATTTATTGAATTTATTGGTTTAGGATTATCAGCAGAAGAAAAAGCAGCCGAAGCATCTAAAACATTAGCAGCCGCTAAGGAAAAACAATATACACGTGAATTAGACTTACTCAAAGCCAAAGGTGCTAGTGAGGAAGACATATATAAGAAATCACGTCAAATAGCTGAGCAACAACTTGCTCAAACTAAAAAGGGTACTGATGAATATAGAGATGCAGTTAATAACCTTAAGGTAATTGATGCTACATTTACTAAATCACAGGCAGACGAAGAGCAAAAACGTCAAGATGAAGCATCTAAAGCAGCAGAAGCTAGATCTAAAAAACGTCAAGAAGATGCTAAGAAAGCACTTGATGATGCTAAGAAATTAAATACTGATTTATTATATCAAAATAGTCAATTCGGTAAGGATGAATTTGAACAACGTCGTGCTGATGCTGAGAAAGCATTTAATGAGAGGGTTGTTGTACTTAAGAAAGCAGGCCAATCAACAGTACAAGCCGAACAAGCATTCCAGAATCAATTAACTAAAATACAGGAAGATGCTGATTTACAACGTGCTGATTTACAAACACAAATAAATGAGGCATCTGCTGTAACACAACAACAAACATATAATCTCCAGTTACAACAAGCTACTACATTCTATGATGATTTAATTGCTAAAGCAACAGCTGCTGGTTTAGCAACTACTGATTTAGAAACTGCTAAAAATGCTACTTTAGAACAAATTAGAGTAACTGAGGCAGATCGTTTAGCTGGTGTAAAGGAAACAATTTTAAATGCTACATTAACAGCTGATCAAGCTGAAATACAGGGTATAAAAGACAAATATGCTGCTTTATATGCTCTAGCAGAAAAAGATAGTCTTGATACTACTGCTTTAAAACAAAAAGAAGCTGCAGATTTACTTGCTATTGATCAAGCTGCTGCGGATGCTAAAGTAGCAATACAATTACAACTTGTAGGCGCTATTGGAGGTGCAATTAGTGCATTAGGTAGTTTATTTAAAGAAGGTAGTAATGCAGCCAAAGCAGCAGCATTAGTAGATATTGCAGTTGGTACGGGTATTGGATTTATTCAAGCGTTAGATATTGCTCAAAAATCATCTAAAGCAACTGGTCCATTAGCCGCATTTGCATTCCCTATATTTTATGCTACTCAAATTGCAGCCGTATTAGGTGCAGCATCTAGAGCTAAATCAATATTAAAATCAGGTGGTGGAGGAGGAGGAGCGCCTCCATCAATACCAGCAACACCATCAATTCCTTCAAAAGGTGCTAGTGGTGGAGGAGCAGCAGGTACATTTGGTGCTCCAACAACAGGATTTTTTGCTCCATCACCAATAAACACTCAAGGAGGCAATGTGCCCCCTATTAAAACGTACGTATTAGCAGGTGATGTGACTAGTGCACAAGCTGCTGAAGCTAAACTCAACCAAAGAAGACAATTTTAATATCTAAACATAATAATATATTTATAAGTGTGTTAGAAAAATGTTCACGTAAAGTGGTAAATGAACGTGAAACACACTATATAGACACTTACAAACCATTATATAACACATATAAATGAAAATAGTAGAACTTAAAATCGATGATTCAATGTTATCAGGCTTTGAAGCCATAGCATTAGTAGAATCACCTGCAATCGAACAAGATTTCATTGCGTTCAATAAAGTTAATATGGCAGAAATGACATATAACGATTATCCTCAAGGTGCTATTGATGCAGCTAAACGTGGTATTGAATTAAATAAAGAAAACGATATGAAATGTGCTACCCAAGTTGGAAAAGTAAGAGCACAACAATTAGTTAATGGTGAAAAATTATCACTTGATACTATTCAGCGTATGCGTTCATTCCTTATCCGTCAAAAGGGTAATTATGAATTAGCTACTAAACGTAAAGATTATAATGCATGTGGATATATCTCATACTTGTTATGGGGTGGTGAATCAGCATTACCTTGGGCTGAAAAGAAATTACGTCAATCCGGATTAGAATTTAACTTTGCTGTTTACAATAACGAAGGTTTATTAGAAACACAATATGCTGATGTAAGTGCTAATGTGGTAATTGAGGACATAATTAAGGATTATATTATAGCAGAATTATTAGGATTAGATGAAGAGGATTTTATGGAAGGTGTCCCTCACTATACTGCCGATGGTAAATTATATGAAGGTCTTACACACAAACAAGGTGATAGATTAATGACAGGAGCTACTCATACAGACGAAAGTGAATTATTATACCATGAAGATGAGTTAATGAAACAATTTAACATTAATGTTAACGCATTACCTAACTTTATTAACGAGGCATCATCAGGTAAAAAACATAGTTTTGCTGCTGAATTAGCTGAGAAACAAATGTTAGTAGGTCCGTTGATGACACCTGGTAAATTAATACCTCGTAAGGATGAGGAAACAGGTGAAGAATATAATGTATTTTTTACCGCTGAAACCATTGAAAAAATTGCATATAAAATGATGCAAGATAAACTATTAGATAACGTTAACATTGAACACGATAATAATCAAAAAGTCAATGACGTTATATTAGTTGAAACTTGGATTGTTAAAGACCCATTACACGATAAATCAACATTATACGGATTTTTACCTGTTGTAGGTGAATGGTTTGGTATATACAGAGTTGGTAATGGGCGTGTTTGGAATGAGTACATTAAAACTGGTAAAGTAAAAGGATTCTCAGTTGAAGGTTATTTTGTAAACAATATACTAACTAACAAATAAATAAATTATGAAACTTACTAAAGAACAATGGTTAGGTATTTTACGTCACGTATTAACTTTTGCTGGTGGTGTGGCTGTAACAATAGGATATTTTGATGCAACAGTTGTTGTTGAAATATCTGGTTTAGTGATGTCACTTGTAGGTGCCATTTGGAGTATGTTATCTAAGAAATAATGAATCCTGCAGATTTAGTAACACCAAAATTAATAACAGAATTATCACAATACAAAACTATTGTGGTAGCTGGATTTACTAAAACTGGTAAGATTACTATATCAAATAAATTATCTGAGGAATTAGGTTATCCAGTTATTAAATCGGATGACTTTAAACACGAACAATACGGCAATAAAGCACTATTCGCATTTATGGGTGAATGTTTGAAATTTTATCAAACACGCAAACCTGTAATTATCGAAGGTGTTAAAGCATTTAGATTACTAAGGAAGGGAGTACAATTAAGATGTTTCTATCCAGATGTAATTATTAGAACTGAATGCAATGATGCCACAATAAGACATTTTTATCGCAAAGATGGAGAGGAAGAAAAAATTGATCGTGCTATGGCATTTAATAAGGGATTACAAACAACATGGGATTCGTATTTAGATATATCCAGTGATAAATTCATTATTAAGAAATCTAAGATTATTACGCTTACTACAACATTACCAAGATATGCCAATCTTAGGTAAACAATAACCATCCTCTAGGATTTTTTTGTTTATTTTCTACATCAGTTAAAAACTGAAGATTAGAATAGTGGTTGTTAATTTTATTCCCATCTATATGATCTACAACATAACCCTCTGGAATTAAACCTATATAACACTCAGCAACCATTCTATTAATCCTTAAATTCAAGTTTTTATTATTAGTATTTTTTGTTTTAAAATTAACTTGATAATAACCCTTATTAGATAAACTAGGTTTACATTTTTTATAATAAGCAGGACGATGATAGTTTTTAACCCATAATTTACCATCTTGTCTAGTAAAAGATTGTTGTGAATTATGTTCGGGATAGTATTTATAGATGTCTCCATTCTCAGTAACCCAATAACTTGTATTTCTAAATTGCCTCATATTTAGTAATATACGAAATATTTTAAAGTTATCCAAATTTAACTTAAAGTACTTTAATCAATATGTATATCAAAACACATAACAAATAATAAAATTATGAACAAAACACAATTAAAAGAGCTAGTAATGCAGCACTTTAATTTAGTTGATTCTGTTCCTTCAAAAGCAACATTCGGAGAAATTTATGACGAAAATAAAGCGTTTAAAATTATATTTCCAGGTGATACTTTAAAGGTTGGAGACGAGGTTAAAGTTGAAACAGCAGAAGGACAGCAGTCCTTAGCTCCCGACGGGCTACATAAGCTTGAAGATGGTACTACTATTAAAACTGAAGGTTCCTCTATAGTAGAAATTATTTCTGCTGAAGGTAAATCAGAAGAAGAAATGAATGATGAAGATGGTTTAGGTGCTATTGAAGATATGGCTAATAAAGCTGTTGAAGAAGCATTTGCTGGTCCTAAAGAAGACATTTCTAATGTTGAAGGTACTAGTCCTCAAAACGCAACTACTGTAACTGATGCTACTGTATCTACACTAACAGGTCCTGTTGAAACTGAAGCTGACATTGAGTTGAAAAAACAGGAAATGAAAGACATGAAAGAAGAAATGAAATCCATGAAAGATGAAATGAAAGCTATGAAGGATAAATTTGAAGAAATCATGAAATCTCCTGCAACTGAAAAAACAATGGCTGCTAAAGCTAAAACTGAAAAGTTTACAACAACTTCTACAAACGATGCTCAAATCAAAGTGATGAGAGAATTGATGAAAAACAAAAACAAATAAATTTAAACAACCCTAAAACAATCAAATAACTACAATTATGGCACTTAATCTTACAGCTCTCTCTGATTTTAATAATCAAATCGCGGGCGAATTAATTATCAAAATGGTTTATGCTGGTTCAACTATGGAATATATCACAATTCAAGAGAATGTGAAATTTCAGGAGCCGATAAATCTTTTCGAAGTTAGCCTTTACATGCAAAACGGTACATGTGTATCTACAGCATCTGGTTCGGCTACTTTCTCACAACGTACAATTGAGGTTTGTCCTCGTACTTCATTCGATGCATTATGCTTGAAAGACTTAGATAAGAAATACTTAGGTATCTCTGCTTTGGCTCCAGGTTCTTACAACGAAACTTTCGCATTAGCTACTCAATACTCTGAGTTGTTAGTTAACCAATTCCAAAAAGCAAACGACCAATTCCTATGGCAACAAGTTTCTGGTTCAGCTTCTACTTTCGGTGGAACCTGTGCTACTAGTGGTTTGAACCTAATTATTAGTTCTTCAACTACAGGAGTTGTTCCAGTAAAAATTAATGCTGCTTCTAGCTCAGCTGCAAACATCTTGACCACTATGGACACTATGATTGCTACTTCATCTGCTGATGTTGCTGATCGTGAAGATTTAACTTTCTTTATGAGTGTTACTAATTTCCGTAACTACTTGACTGGTTTACGTTTGGCTAACAATTTCTACTTTGATCCTTCATCTGTTACTAACAGAGGTGGTTTATATGAAATGCAATATCCATTCCAACCTAACATTAAAGTTGTAGGTACAGTAGGTTTGCAAGGTATTAATACTATTAAATTAGGACCTGCTAAGCAAATTGTTGCTGGTACTGACTTGTTATCAGATTTCACAGAATTCCAATTGTGGTATGATATCAATACAGATACATTACGTCACCGTATCTCTACTAAATTAGGCGTTAATATAGCCTATCCGGAATTTTTTGTTAGTGCGGAAGTTTAATTCTAACATTTTTATAAATTTAACAACTAGAAAATAATATTATGGCTTGCGATATAACATCAGGATTTCAATTAGGTTGCCGCGACAATACCGGCGGACTTAAAGCTATATATATTCTTTCTGGCTCTATCACTAATATTACTGGTTCTCAAGGTTTGATTACAGGCATTACTGGTTCTGGTACATTCTACCAGTTCCAGTTATTCCGCCAAACATCTAACTATTCAGAAGAATTAGTAGCAACCCCAGAAAACGGAACAATTGTATATAACCAAACTGCAACTTGCGTATTCTTTAAAATGCAAACAAGTGTTAGAAACCAAGTAAGAGTATTAGCACAAAACCCATCATTAGAAATTATCATTGAAACACAAAATGGTAGTGAAAATGGGGCAGCTCGTTGGTTCTTAATGGGACAAGTTAATGGCGCTCAATTATTGAGTGGTACCTCACAAACTGGTACAGCATTCAGTGATTTGAATGGCTATAACTTGATATTCTCAGGAAACGAACCAAACCCAGCTAGTGAAGTAAGCGGAAGCTCATCTTCATTTACAGGTTCATTAAGCGGTATTACAATTACCACTTACGCTTAATTAATTTAAATTAAACCAAAATAGGGGTTGTGCTTAGGCGTAACCCCTTACTTGGTTGAATAATAGTATACTATGCTACAATTTAATCATTCTGCCACTGTAAATTCGAATGCTGTTTATCCAAACGTTACAGCATCTGTAGGTACAACTACGTTATTGCTTGATTTTACCCAATCATACGATTTATCTACTAAGGGAGAAGTCATAGTTACAATGATTAATACTGTTAGTCCATCAAATGAATGGTTAGTATTTCAAGTTACTGGTTCATCTGTTCCAACTGCATCAGGTCAATATAATGTAGACATTTATAATTATACCTCTTCATTATCAGGTAGTAATATTTGGGCAAATCAAAATACGATTTGGGCATCAACAGCTATTACTTGGGATTTTGCAGGTACTCCTTCATATCTTAGAACACAATTACTATCAACTGAACGAGCATTTGTTTCAGGTAGCAATGGATACGACATCACACAATATTTATTACCAGCAAATGGCGGTACATATACTACCTATAATCATCCATAATAATGAGCGATAAAAAATATACATTTAAAACTATCCCACGTAACAATAAGACTAATGAAAGAATTAGTTTAATTGAGCGTAAGGATAAGTTTTACATTAGTTTCGGTGCTGATAATGGTTTCCCAAACAAATTAATTGATTTGATGAATTATTCATCTATTCACGGTACATGCGTAAATGCAACTGTAGAAGCAATTGTTGGTAATGGTTTAACTAGTAATAGACCCGATACATTAGATTTTGCTAACTATGATAAAGAATCATGGAATGATATTTTCAAAAAAGTAGCAAAAGATTTAAAATTATTTGGTGGATTTGCCTTAGAAATTATTTGGTCTAAAGATAGAACCAAAATTGCTGAAGTATATCACATCGACTATAGCTATTTAAGAGCTAAAGAAAAAAATTTACGTGGTAAGATTCCTGGATTCTATATTTGGGATGAATGGAATGGAATTAACTCATTTGTTAATCAATCATTAACTGATATTCCGTTCTTACCTTCTTATAATCCAGATAAGAAATTAGAGGAACCATCACAGATATATGTTTATCATGCATATCGTCCTGGTATGAGATATTATCCATTACCAGATTATGTTGGTGCATTAAAAGTAATTGAATTAGATGCTCAAGTTGATAATTTTCACCTTAACAACATTACTAACGGTGTTGTTCCCTCTGTGGCTATTACTACATTTACTAATGCCAACGAAGAAGAAAGAGAAGCAATCGAAATAATGCTTCGTAACCAATATGGTGGAACAGAAAATGCAGGTGCATTAATTTATATGGACGTCGATAGTCCCGAGAATGCTCCAATCATTACACCTATTCAATCTAATGGTACCGACACGTACTATACAACTATAAACGACTTAGTGACGCAGAAAATATTAACTGCTCACCGTATTACTTCTCCTATGATGTTAGGTATTAAAACCGAAGGTCAATTAGGTGGAAGAGACGAAACAATTGATGCCTTTTTATTATTTACAAACACAGTAGTTAGACCATTCCAACAAGCAATCTTAGATTGTTTTGATGAAATATTTAAGGTTAACTATGGTGATGATTATATTTTAGGTGTTGAACAATTAAAATTATACAGCGATGGTAAAGAAGAGGTAGATGTTGTTACTGGAACCGAAAGTGAAGTAGGTGAAGATAATAAATTAGAAGCCGAAATCGAAATCGCAGATAGAGTAAATGATCCTAACATCAACGCTGCAGGACAAGAACAACCAATAAACTAAGACAATGACTGACGTATTCATAATTTCAGAAGAAAATTTAAGACAATTTACCGACATTAATAATAATGTTGATAGTGAATTACTTAAAAACGCTGTTCGCGAATCACAAGATATCGAAATGCAACGCATTTTAGGTACTAAACTATATGAAGCTATTTTAACTAAAATTAAAAATAATACATTAACAGGTGATTATGAAGTTTTAGTACTAGATTGGGTTCAAAACGCTTTATTATATGCTGCTTACTATTATGCTTTAGAGGATATATACTTAAGACCACGTAACAATGGTTTGTTAATTCCTACAGGTGGAGAAAATAGTGAGAAAGCAGATGGTACTTGGTATAATCGTAAACGCCAATCAGTACAAAATAAAAAACAATTTTACGAAGAACGTTTAACTAATTATTTAATTCAAAAACAAGGATTATTTCCAGAATTAAATGGTAACGTAGAATTACAACAAATGTACCCAGACTTCGGATCCCAATTCCGATCACCTATCGTAATGAGACGTAATGGAAGAGGGTTTCATGCAGGACAAGCTAGAGAATGTGGATTGCCAATTTACGATTCACGCTATCCTCAATTCCCTCAAATGGGAAATGGCTATACAAGAAATAACGTATCTAATTTTTAACATATACTATGGGCCGCAATTTATCAACACTTTTTATCAGTTCCTCGTATCAATTCCTTACTCAATTGAGTGGAAGTGAATTACAAACTGGTTTAGGAACAACAAT